AAGTTCAAATGCTTCTCCTGATACAGCCTTAGCAGATGCTTCAGCAGACTTAGCATAGAATACTTGTGCTTGAGCTCTTAGTTTAATACTTTCAATTACTGTAGCAGTATTAGCGGCCATTAAAGACTCAGCCTGTTCTAGTGACCCAGCGTAACCTACCGTCTTTCCAATAGTATCATTATACTTCTTAAGAGCTTCTTGCTTAGACATTGTACCTGCCTTAGCAGCAGAAAATGCAGCATTAACTTCAAATAATTGTTTCTGGAATCCACTTACGGCTGTAGTTACATCCTTTACGGTAGAGTCATAAGTTTCTGTTACTTCATTAGCACCAGTTACTGCTTCTTTAATATCATCCCAATAAGCAATTAAGGTACCTAATGCAACTACTAAAGCACCTACACCTGTAGCTACTAAAGCAGTCTTTAAAGTATTACCGAATAGTTTAGCTCCTATAGATGCTAATGCTTCTGATTTAGCTACTTGTTGGAAACCTTCTGATATGTCTTTAAGACCCATACCAAAGGCGATAGCTGAAGCTGCTTTCTTTTCGAACTCTCCTAGCTTATCAGATTCAACTCCTAATAAACCAAATACACCTACTACACCAGATACGGTTCCGGATAAAGTCTTGATAGCTCCATCCATAGCCATAATCTTCTTCTCAGCTGTAAAGCCTTGAACCTTATTATTGGCTGCTTCTAAGTCTCTGGTTACAGCTTGTATCTGAGTAGATAGATCTTTAAATTCTTGACTACCGATACCCTTGCTTTTTATATCAGTTTGTAACTGAGCTAATTTAGCTTCTAGAGTATCTATGTTCGTCGTATTGACCTCTACATTTATTTTTAAGGTTTTATCTGCCATTTTATTGGTTTAATTTTAACATTGTTCTGATGAATATCCTGTTATCTGTCCTGTGCTTGAATTGATATACCAGTTAGCTTGCATGAATATGTGAGTGTATCCTGTTAATGGAGTTCCTACGTTATCTACGTATACATAACATCCTATAGCTAATGAACCAGTATCACAATTTGAGTAGAATGTTCTAGCATTTATACCCGCATCGTTACAAGCTTCTGCATCATTATTTCCTCTACCACAGTTACTAAATGAATAGTATTCTGCTGGAGTAGGAGCCGGTGTAGCCGGAGCAGGAGTTACTGGAGCTGGAGTAGGACAAGGAGCACATTGATTGTTAGCACATCCTCCACTACCAATTAACTCTGGTGTAGCATCTATATCATATCCTGGACCACCTTGAGAAGATATTACTGTAGCACAATCCCCTATTCCAGTTAAGTCATATACACTTCCTATTGACATTGGAGTAGTAGTTCTTACATATATCTGCTCGTTAGTACAACAATCTTCAACTAAGTAGTATAGATAAGATATTGTAGGAGCTGGAGTTGGACTAGGAGTAGTAGGAGCTGGCGTTACTGGTGCCGGTGTTGTTGGTGCCGGAGTTACTGGAGCTGGAGTCGTAGGAGCCGGGGTAACTGGTGCTGGTGTTACACCACAGTTATCACATACGCTATGATCTGTTCCGCTACAAGAAGTACCACAAGCAATTACTGTTAATGTACCTGATACAATTATTATCTCTTGTCCGTTATTTACACATTTGTATTGAGTATTACCAGAAGCTATAAATGAAGTTCTTTGAACACCATCACAGTCTATAAATAAGAACTGACCTGTAGTACCACCTTCATTTGTTATCTGCTGACATCCACAATCACCAGGTATTACTGGAGCTGGAGTTGGAGAAATTATTGGTGCTGGAGTAACAGGAGCTGGTGTACAAGGAGTACATTGTGCATTAGCACATCCACCACCACCTACTGGTTCAGGAGTTACATCCATATCAAAGCCTGGCCCTGTAGCTGTATTTTCAACTGTACCACAAGTACCTAAAGCATCTAAGTCGTATGTTAGACCTATAGTCATTGAACCAGGTGTTCTAACTATTATAGTATCGCCACAGCATAGATTAACTTCATAGAAGCTATAAGCTACTGGACTAGGTGTTACCGGAGCTGGTGTTACCGGAGCTGCTGTTGGTGCAGGAGTAGTAGGAGCTGGTGTAACAGGAGCCGGTGTAACTGGTGCCGGAGTTACCGGTGCAGCAGTTGGTGCTGCTGTTGGAGCAGCCGTAGGTGCAGGAGTCGGTGCCGGTGTTGGGCTAGGTACTGGGTTAAGAATCTCACCTGTCTTAGGATAAGCTTTCAATAACTCAACAGTAACTACATCCGGGAAACTTAAATTAAGTCCGGAAATTTTATTAATACGGTATTGCTGGTCTTTAATAAAGATTTTATCGTTAAGAGCTATATCCTTATAGTCAGTTGGTTTTATAAGTAAATCCATTGTGACTTTCCTAGCATCTTCCCAATATAGACTCTCAATATAGGTACCCCAAAATCTCTCATAGGTACCTTGAGAACCAGATCCATTGGCTAGAGCCATAATAGTATTTTCCTGCAAATATCCCGGTACGTTTATAGTATCGAATAATGTAGAGGTTTCTAAAGCAGCTGAAGAAGTAACAGCCATATTACTTACTGGAAGTATAGTAGCATAATTATATATTGCTTCACTGCCTGAACCTGAGTTAAATATGTAGATAGGATAAAAAGAAGTATTCCAGTTCTTATATCCGATTCTTGGTTTAAATTTATATGATGTCTGTCTTGAGTTCTCTAACTTATATAAAGCAGGAGTTACTGAAGTCGTATATGTTGTAATGTTTGAAGGATCTGATATCTGAATACCTTCTGCAACTAGAGAAGAGAAGAAAGATCCAATCTTACCTTCACCTTCAGTTAAATCAGAAGTAGCTTCCACGATAGTAGTACCAATAGGTATATTCGGGAAGTTTTCTATTGCAGTCTTGTTGTAGATATCGGCATCATCTTCATCTAGAAACTTTAAAGATTGTTTCTGTTCTGTTACCGGATGCTTAATAGAGATACGTTTTGCAGTATCATACTTATTAGTCCAGTCTTTTTTCTTACCTCTGTATACCCAGTCGTTATAAGGCTCTACAGATAGTACTTTAGTTTGGTCATAATCAGGTTCTACTACAAGGTTAAATTTCTGAATAATACCTCTAAAGAAGTCTAATGATTTAGCTTGAGCATCAAACTGATCTGCCATTGAGTAAGTACCACCTTCGTATCCTAAAGGAGCTGAAGTTACTGTACAAGTACCGTAGTTAATTCTAAAGAAGTTACCTGTACCAAAGCTACCTAAATTGGTAATTGCATATATGTCTACATAAAGCTTATCACCTGCATTTAAGTATACCTGACCGGTATCTAAACTTACATTCCAACCTCCTGAGTTACAAGGTGAATCTGGTTTTACATAAGTCTGAGTTGCTAAGGTTCTAAATCCACTAGGGCCTCCATTGATTAGAATACTAGTAGTCATCGTAGCATCAAAACATGGAGTAGGAGGATAGAATCCTGTACCTACATAATATCCGTTAGCAGTATAAGTGAAGCTATAAAAGCCTGACTCTGCTACTGTATAATCATCTGTTGCTGAACTAAAGTTACCTCCTGGGTTATTTACGATAGTATCAAAAGGAGCTCTACCGCTAAAGGTAGTAGAACCAGGTGACAATGTTGTACCTGAAGTATCGTATGCATATCCTTTATAAGCATCTCCGCCTTGTAAGTTACTTACACCTAACTGATCTTGTGATTTAGTTAAAACGTATAAGTTATCGAATTCCGGATTAGTAAAGAAAGATCCTGTATAAGAGAATCCTGCTTGATCAAATATTTTATCTAATACTACCTTAGCTTTTATAGCCGGTAGAAATTGTTGTGTCTTTAAAGGAGTAGAAGAGTTGTTAATCCTTGCTCTAGTAGAAGGATATGAACCAGATAAGAAGTTAAATGGAGGAGCTGAACCTGTAGTAGCATTAGCATTTAAGCCATAATTAGCTAAAGGGTAGTATAAATCACCACCTTTAACTCCACCAGTCCAAGAAGATTTAATCTGAGACATACTATACTCTAGATCTTCATAATCAGACCAGTCACAGCTTCTAATAAACTTACCAGTTAAGGCTTCTTTAAATCCTACCGTCTGGTCATTTACTGTTATTTTGTAGCTTACATATCCATACTCATCTGCTATAATCTCCGTTAACTGCATGTCGCCAGCAAGCAAACTCTGACCATTATATATTACCTTTGCAGGTACAGATTGATATAGTGCAGGGACGCTATCTGCCCCTACCATATAAGCATGTTTAAAGAACTGATTGTTTAAATTGGTTCCTGGTAACTCGAAGTTTTGTGAAGAGACACCGAATGTTGATCCGATCTCTGAGTTCTCAATTGCTGAGATATTAAGACGGATAGGAGTATCTACATTGACATCTAAGTCATACACTACTCCATTAAAGGTGGCTCTTATTATTACGTCGTTTTGTTGCATTATGTTCTTGCTCTTCTTTGATTAGCTAATGTCCACTCAAATGTGAATTGAAATAATTTCTGTCCTCTTGGGTTAGTCCACCAAGTATAACTACTATTAGTTATTACGATAGGTTCTGCTATCTTATACTCAGCATAATCTTGCTTAACAGTCCAGAATACGTTTTGTGATTCCATCATCTGTGTTAAGAAGTCTGCTTCAGTCTCTGATAAAGGAGGAGTTGTAGTACTAAATGTATCTGTATAAGAAGTATAGTATTGTTGCTGACCTCTTCTAAATACATCATTGGCTGCATTAGCGTTAGAAGTAGAATAGTTAACTCTAGGTTGAGTCCAAGTATCTCTCTTAACAGCTGTATTTTGTGTGAAAGGATAATTGACTTTATAGAAGTCCCATGCACCATATCTGTTAACAAAGTTAAATTCTGAATTCCAAGTATAGTAGTTACATTCGTTTTTCTGGAACCAATATGTCTTAGATCCTGCTGTAGCGCCTATAGTGTAATTTACTTCTACTTTCCAATAAGCTACGTTAGCCCAGTTACCAAGCATTGTAGAAGCCCAGCTACCGTCTATGTATTCTAAGTTCTTAGGACCTACTCCTATATCTACTTTAAAACCACTTTTACCTACTCCTGTACCTATACTACCTGTCTTTAAAACTGTACCTGCACTATTATATACTGTCGCTACGACGTTACCTACTGATTGAGTACCGCCACTGTAGTTTCCTACTCCATTAAGGAAAGATATACTTCCGAAATCTTCTTGATCAAAAGGAATAGCAGTAGCTTGAGTTAATCCTAATGGATTATTAGACATTCTAGATCCTGTAAGGAATTGTAAATCATCCCACTTATCTACTTGAGGATCATTAACTGCTGAATATATAATTTGGTTAGAACCTGATACACCTGGTGCACCTGCTGATCCTTTACCGTTATAAATTGTTACAGAAGAAGATATAGAAGTTCCATACTCTTCTCCGAATGCTATTTTAAATACATTATTTGATTGGTTATCTCCTTGTACACCTACAGATTGAAATCCTGGTCCTGTATAGAACTGTGGAGTTACGTTTAGGTAATCCGATACTATATTTGCTACATCTATTACACCTCTACCTGAAGGGTTAGGATATTGTCTTAATCTAGTTAATATCTGATTACTGCCATCCTGTACGTCAATAACAAATTGATACTGAGGTAATGTAAGAGAGCTGCTTCCAGAAACCACATATACTAATGAACCAAATGCGGCATTAGGAGATTGAGGCTGTTGTTGGATGGTTACTGCCATGTTATAATGCTATTAAGTCTTTTAAGATACCATCTAATAATAAATCGTATCCTCTGTTTTTCATTGTTGAGTCAACCGTTGTTTGAATAAATGGTCTTGGCTTGATACCCTTTTTAGATATACTACGGGCTATTACAAATGCAAATCCATCTAAGCTATATTTTGAAGGTCTAGTAATCCCCTTTTGTAAGATCCATTCTTTAATGGCTGTACTAGGAGGTTGCTTAGCACCTTTTCTTCTTCCTTCTTCTACAAACTGGGCATAAGCAGCCATCTCAATACTAAGAGTAGTTGCTTTACCTTTTTCTATAGTTACTATAGGTTTGATAGAAGCAGCTAAATCTCCAGAGCTAGAGATACCTTTTTGAAATAGAGACTCCCTAAGGCCTTCTGCTATAAGGGTTCCTACTTCTGTTATTGCCTGGTTTAAATTCTTTCCCATTATGGTCTAGTTGGATAATCACAATAGTCTAATGTGTATGGAGTAATAACGTCTATATCTGCTACCCATCCAAATACTCTATCTTGAAATCCTTCGTTTACTGGTGTTATTGTGTTGATAACTAAGTTATAATACTTCTGGTCTGGACCTAAAGTAAAATAAGAAGCTATCGTGTATATAATTTCTTCTGTATTAGACATTACCTTTAAAGCATTACCGTCTGATAATTTAGGTATGTCTAAAGAATATAATTCAAAAGATAATGTCTTAGTATTGCCTTGTACTCCTAAAGAAGACATAGGACGTAAGAATACAAAAGGATAATATCTGTTTACAGCAGATGAATCTAGGTAATCGATAGGTCCTGTCTCAAAAGAAGCTACTGCTAGATTAGTACTGCAGGCTGCTTGAAAGTGATTTACTATATCTTCGTATGATCTATTTGCTGGCATCTTTTTTATTTTTCTTAATATATTCTAAAATATCTCTTACATCTTCTACTCTCATATTCAAGTTATAGGCTATGTGAGAATCCTCCATTCTCCTATTATGTAAATCTAAAATATGATTCCATAAAGGATCTGAATTGTGAAGCTTAAATACAGGAAGAGGTATCTTAATTAAATTATCTTCCACTGTCTAAAATCTCTTTTACTAAATCACTATCAACACCTAACATAGCAGCTATTGCATTATGATTATGGCCTCTATCGCTAAATTCGAACACCTTGTATTTGAAAGGTTTAACTTTTGCCTCACTGTTATAAAATACTGGAGGTTCTAATTTAACTAATTCTTCTTCTGGAGTCTCTACTACTGTTAGCTGATCTCCTAATATTTCTACAATAGCACCCTCTACTACATCCTTTAATTCATCTGTAGTTAGCTCTTGTAATTGTTCTGGTTTTATTTTTTTACTCATCGTATTCTAGTTTGATTGTTTATCATTCTCTGCCTTTTGGCATCCTCTTGTTGATAATCTTTATCTATCTCTAGATAGTTTAATACCATTATAAAATTTAATTCAGTGATGGCTCTGTCACCGGAAATTGAAAGTATGTTAGACTTGGAGAGTGAGTATATAGTCCCCCACCACCCCCAATGTTGGCTAAAAGAGCTTCCACCGCCTCGCTTATCATCTCTGTCCCCTTCGGATCTATCGTCTTCGTCTCCGAAGATACTGTACTTGTCAAGTATTGATTTGCGACGACGAAAAAAAAACTAAGAGCTCCTAACACTATGTGTACTGGAAATTGTTTGAATACTTCCTGTCTTTCTTTTACCTTCTCACTGTCATATGCCTCGATTGTGTAATGTTCAAATACATTCTCTACGGCATTATTTCCTATTTTGATACTGTTCTTAACTAAGAAAGAGATCTTATCAAAGTTATGCTTGGTTATAGGTCGATACAATAAAGCAGCTATCTTCTGCAAGTTAACTGTTGGCTCTTTAAGGTATTCTTCTAGATCAATATATTCACCTAAAGTGAAATTAGATAAATTACTATATCCGTATAATTGATCTCCAAATTCTAGTACTGCATGAAACTCTCCTTTTCTCTCTACTACCTCTCCTACTGCTTCTGATACAGTCTGTAAAGATTCTAAATCCCAGGTACGAACCTCTTTAGGATCTAAACCAGTTACTACTGAGATTACTTTAACGATACGATCTAACTCACTAAGGCTTTCCAACTTATTCATTTGCTGGTATTTGCCTATGGTGATATAATCTGGTATTTTTACTTCTACCTCTTTCTTCATATAATTAAATATTAATTTAGTGTGCTACGGTAACTATGTTATTTGTAAGACCAGGTTGGTCTAACTGTTTGAGTACCTACTACTGTTATTGGTTTTCTTTCTAGGAAAGACGTTCTTGAGAAGTTAGCCAGCATTAAACTATCTACATAGTCGTCATGACCTCCATTAGGATGGCTAAAAGTAAGCTTACCGTTTCCGGATAATTTGTAAGTATAAGAAGACATTTCATGGTGTAATTCCGGACATAAATCTATACTAGGTATTTCTATATTCATCGATTCGATATCTGCTATAAGCTTTCTAACCATTTCGGTCTTATTATCTTGAGTGGTATTCCATTCCTTTATCTTAGGAAACTTCTTCTTAAGTAAATCATACATTGCTCTACCTATACCGTTTGTCTCAACATATCCACCTACTACATTATAATTAGTCAGGATATTCGAAAACTTATCTGCAATAACACTTATATTCTCTCTATTTAAAGCTTCCATCCATACTACTCTTCCTACGGTATTAATGCAAGTCAATACAGACATATCTTCCTGTAATCCTGTATCTACTCCTACAAATACATCCTGACGTCTAGATAGGTCAAATATACCTACTGAAGCTACAGCCTCTATACCTACGAATACATCTGAACTAGCATCTGTAAATTCAGCCATATACTCCTGTTTGAAGATACTCTCCGGTAATGACTTCCTAGCCTCGTCTATCAAAGACTTGTTTATATAAGGACATTCAGTTAAAGGTATCTTGAAAGATATTGTATCTGCCAACATATCTTTACCTTTTAGATACCAAGTATAAAAGTGATTCTTACCCCTTGGTGTGGACACTAGGAGACACTTCTTACCGGTAGGGTTAAGTGTAGGTAATATAGCAGATTGTATGGCTGTCTCTTTTTGAAAGGCTACCTCGTCCAGAATGAGGAAATGAAATCGAAAACCTCGTATAGAGTCAGGATTATCGCTACTGAGAAACTTAAGACTAGACCCATTAATAAAAGTAATGTTAAGGTCTTGTCTATTGCTTTGAACAATAATGTCACGGCCTGCTTCAACAACTTGATCATATACAGCTTTGGCTTGGTTATAAATTGGAGATACCCAACCACCTTTTTGATTCTTGTCTCCAAGTAACCAATAAAGCATTAGGTTCATAGCTAGTAATGTCTTACCACTACCACGAGGTGCTACTACTACTCCAAATAAATGTTCTGAGTCTGCAAAGCTTTCTATTACTTCTCTTTGCTTATCGAACGGTGTGAATAATTTTATTTCCATAACTAGTCTTGACCACCAAAGGATACTTTAATCTCTCCGGTTAGTCTAGCGTCTATTTCTTGTTTTATAATATCGTTACCTGAGTACTTAAGAATCTGGTCTACTGCTCTTTGACGTATCTTAGCATTATCATCTGCTAAAAGAGATACTAGTTCCTGCATTGCTGGATCTAACATACCGTCTAATTTAGCTTTCCATCTTTCGTCATATACCTCTTTAGCACTAGCCCAATAAGCACAATATTGTTGTTCTGATTTATCCTTATAAGTCTCATGACAAAACTCTACCCATTGTTCCTGTCTCATAGGTCGATCTAAGTTATATCTTAACTCGATACACTTCTCGACTCTCTCTTTTATTTCTGCATTCGTTAATTTGATCCCTGCCATTATATGTTAATTATATATACGTATATAAATACACCTTTATTCTACTTCCTGAACTTTGACTCTAGGGGCATGTTTTATTCTATAGTCTAGATAATTCCATCCTCTCTCTTGATAAAAAGGAACTACGTCTTCATATACATACTCCCATCCTAGACTCTCGTATTGCTTTTTTAAATTGACTTGTTTATTCTCTACAATACAGTAATGATATCCATGTGACATAAATGGCTTAGATACTCTACCATTCTTAGTACATATTATCCTGTACTTATT